GTTAGCAAATTTCCCAAATATATTCAGGCCGCCCATAAATACCTATTCTCTTTTCGTTGGTCTTAACCAGCTTACCGGCTTTTGTTAGGTTCGTTATTGACCGGCGAATACTTGTTAATGGAACTCCTTTTTCCTGAAAATAAAATAGTTTCCAACATTCTTCTGGTGATAATTTTAAAAAAATTGAAAAAGCATTTAATACTTTCATATCTTGCCTGTCCGCTTTCCGGTGGAATACCTCAAGCGTTTCGCCTTTTTCGTGCGTGGTGTTATAAAAACTTTGATCTGAAAAAGCTCCTTCTGCATTAGTGAATAAATCGTACATGGCTATTTATTTTTAGTCCGTAAATGTTTTTCAATCCTTTCAATGAAGTCTTTTTTTAACTCGCCTTTTTCCTTTTTCATCGGGGTAAAAATCTTTTCTAAATCATTAAAACTAATTCTCATTAATTCCTTTTTCCATTCGGCTGAATATTGCTCTTCCATGTCATTTGTATTTATTTAAAATTTGAATCTCATACCAAATATTAAAACCTATTATAACAATCCAAAATATGCAAGTTTCCATCTTATTTTTTGTTATAAAATAATCAATTACAAACAGTACAAGTATTACAAAATATGTTATTGTCCTAATTATTTCTTTCATGCTATTTGTATTTATTGATTATTTCCTGTAATAGTTTCCTTCCCTAATCGGTAACATAACAGCTAATTGATGATTCCACCCTCTTTTTATTCTTCCTCTTATAGCTCCGGCGTGTTTTCTTTTATCCAATTTATCTAACAAAATCGTAAATGGTATCAATTCATTATTGAAATTAACCATAAAAGTATTATCCCTATTTGAACAGTTTATTTGCGAAGTTGTAAACCTGCAATTTTCAGGATAATAACCTTTTAAGTTATCAATTCTATCGATAAATAAAGAATCATTAAATCCATTGTTATAAGCCCATTCCTTGAATACTTTAAATGATTTCCATTCAGGGCAAACTATTATTCCTTTTTGGTTGTAAAGGTGTGATTGAAAATAAGAATCTTTTACTCTGTTCAACATACCCCGCCATACGTTGTGAATTTTTGTTCCTACGAATCCATTTATTCCGTTACAGTGTCCGCAACTTTGTATTTTACCCCTCGTTAAGTGCGATAATCTGACTATTTTTTCATTTCCACAATCACAAAGGCAACGAAAAGCCCTGTTTTTTTGACCACAAGGAAGTGAAAGCCTTTCAACCTCATAAAGCACTGTAAATTTACCAACCCTTTGACCGTTTTCTAATTTTAACCTTCGTTTCATATTACATCAATTTGTGCAATATTAAACATTTAAATAATATCTTTTACAAAATCATTAAAATTATTTTCAAAATCATCAAAACAATTTACTATCCAGTAATAACCTCTTGCCTTTTGTACTGATTTTTGATATTCTTTTTGCCATAAACTTTGCCTGTCTTTTCCTATTTTCACCTCAATAGCGACGAAATACCCATAAATACAGGCGTGAATGTCGGCAGTTCCTTTAGTATTTCCACTCTTAACAAAGTGACCGTTAATTTGACGGGCAATGTTATTAACCCTTTCTGCATGGTGTCCGTTGTATTGCAGCACCCTTATTATTGCCTTTGTTAGATCGTTTGAACTACTCATCCGTAGCGTGCTTTAAAAGCGTTTTAATTGAGGCTTGCTTTTTCATTGCCTTGCTTTTATTTAATATTTATACCTTAACATAAAATTATTCCTTACCTCTTCTGGGTTCTGCCAACTCTTTATATAAATAACAGTCCTTTTATCAATTATTACTGGAGTTAATTTGTCAATATCAGGTGACATTTTTAAAGCTCTTTCCCTTTTTCTATCCATTTCGATCTCTTTTCTATCTATTTTCGCAGCCTTAATATTTATGCTTTTGATTACCTGCACCGGCTTTTTTAGGTTGTATTTAATACGATTAATATTTGATTCACGTTTAAACCTGCACTTATCTGAGCAAGTAATCTGGTTGGCTGTTTTTAGTTTAAAATCTAAACCGCAAATAATACATTGCCTTATGTTTTTATTGAGGTATTTAAGTTTATTTCCTCTGGCTTTCATTCGGCAAATGAATGAACAGTATTTAATATAAAATCTGTCAGGCTCAAACTCTTTATTACAAAATTTGCAATTCATTTTACTCTAATCTCCAAATTCTAATACCATTAAAATTATCTTTCTTTTCCTGATGTGATTTAAATTTCCAACCAGTTTTATTATTATGATAAATAAATGATTTTGCAAGGCTCATTACTTGAGACTGTAAATTTTGCAGTCCTTTATTTTTGTCATTTAAAACAAAAAAACTGTCACCGATTTCCATATCTGCAAATGGATAGTTATTAAACGTCTTTGAGTATTTGCCCTTTGGAAAAGGAATATTTTTTTCAATTTCGTAATTCATAGTTATTTTAAATAAAGTCCTACTACTGCCGCTTTTTGATACTCTGTTAATGTCATTACAGGTGTGAATAAGTGCCCGGGCTTTTCTGCCATTTGCTTGTCATACTTCTGAAAAGCCGTCGAAAGTTCGTTAATTTGTTCATCCGTATAATCGTTTGGGTTCATTCCTTTGTTGTCAATTAACCACTGATATTCATTGAAAAGGAAAAACGGATCAAAATATTTGTCTTCTTTGCGTAACCAGGATTTTAACCGTGCTTTGCTTTCGATAATTCCGGCCTCAAATATCTTATTAATTTCCTCAATAGGGGGTGTCGGGTCGGGTTGATCCTGTTCAAACTGCCGGCTGCCAGATCTTTTTAACTCGAAATGTTTGTTTATTAGTACCGAAATAAACATATTATTCAGTTTATACGGTGCTTTCACATCCAACAAGCCGTCAATATACTCAGAAAGTGTTATCTTTAAAGTTTCAAAATAAAGATAGGGCTTCATTTCAACCAGAGTATCGGTTATCATTTGCATATCATCCGAATTATGAATACCTGTTTTTATACAGAAATTGTAAAGATATTCCGTAATTTGAGCTTTGTCAATTAGTTTTAGTTGCATTTTGTTTTATTTTTTTATCCATTTCCTCAATTTCCTGCTCTATTTGCTTCATTGTTCGCATGGGTTTGTGATTCAAAGGTGTTTTTAAGTCTTGTTTATTAAGCCAACTTCCAAAATGATCTCTAAAATCCAAGTAATTTTCATGTTGGCTGTTCATTAAATCAAATTTATCTATTAATTGAAATAAATATTGCTGATCAATTTTAAAAGTTATCATCAAAGAGTTAAGGTGTTCTCCTTCCTTCTTTAATATATCTTTATAATTATCTATCTTTAATCTATCTATACCTTGAGCGTTGCTTGAGCGTTGCTTAACCGATGCTTGACCACCCGCCCTACCTGATTTAACTTTATTTTCATGCTCTCTCCTTAGAGTACCGTACTGTTCATCTAAAAAGTCAATAGAAAAGTAATCCTCATTTGTAGGTTTTATTATTTTAGCCTTAATTAGATTATTTAGGCTTTGCTCAAGCGGTGCTTGACCTTTGATTAAGCGAAGCCTTATTTCTGAAATAGTAATATTTGAATCTTTTTTCCAGTACCAACCGCAGATATTTATAAATAATCCTTGCGTTTGCATATCGTGTAAACTTATTTCACCTTCAAACCATTCTGAAGGATAAAACCGGAAATATGGTAAATCCTTGCTCATAATAAAAAAAGCCAACAGTCAGTTGTCACGGATAACACATGGAAACCCGCCCTTTCGGGAGCTGAACTGTTGGACTTATTTTTTGAGTTATTACTCATGTGTTGAATTTTTGACGCTGCTAAATTACAAAATAGTTTATTAGAAAGTCAATAGATGAACGTAATTTATATTCATTCTAACTTATTTAATCCATCAATAAAATTTAAATGGTCAATTTTAGAATCTAATAAAATACCCGCCGTTGTCCTAAACATCATTCGTTCCTGATCGTAAATCATATTTCTGTGTGCAATTCTGTGAATGGATTTACCCAAGAAAATAATATCCATCCAATGTTCTTTATTATAACTCCAGTGATGTTTATCTAATCCCTTTTTCGGTTTTATTTTAGATGTAGCTTGTTCAGCTAAAACAATTTCAGGAAATTTTAACCTATAAATATTTCTTTTACCATAATATTTAGACCAATCACATTTTTTATTATAGGCTTTATCATATTCTCTTTTCCTTTTTAATTTTTGTTCTGGAGATAGTAATATTCTTGGATGTTTTACATAATTATTTTTAGTAATTTCTTTATGGCATTCTTTACAATAATATCCAACACCATCCCTACTTTTATCATAGTTATAAAAGTCCGTCCTTTCTTTAATTTGGTTACACTTTGAACACTTTTTCATAATATTAATTTTTTGCTAAATTAGTATTAATATTATTAATATGCAAGTTTTTTCGTTATAAATAATTAGTCTAAATTAAAATAGTTTCAACTGCTTTTCCACTCTTTGAAATGTTCTAAACTTTCAATGAACTTTACAGCCATTGCACCCACCTGTATAGCCTCTTTTTTCATTGCTTCGCACTCCCGATCAATGACCGGGTATTTGACCTTTTTAACCTGTTCCCAGAGTTCGTCCAGTTCCTCTAAAATGACCGCATAACCTTCGTGAGGTGAGTTGAAATTAGGAAACTTAATTAAAGAATCCTGGTATTCTTTTTTGATTAATTCGATTGATTCCATAACTCTAATTGTTTATAAATTGGTCGAAAATTTAGTTTTAAATTACAACAGTCATTTTTATTGTAATTAATATTTTGTTTAAAATATTCGTGATGTTCTTTGACATATTCACCCACCGAAACCTCTTTAAATCCATTAACCTTTTTGATTAATTGCAACTTCTTAAATAGTGGCAAATGCTTATATCCACCGCAATTAACCATACAATCTGAATAGTCAATATCGAATGAATTTTTAACAAAGTAATTAACCTTTAAAAACTCAATTAGTATCTTATCGCAACTGATATTATTAAGTATGTCAAAGTCAATAAACTGCTCGATAAAAGGACTTAATCTTATTGAAACATCAAATCCAAGTGAAAAGAGTTTTTCAACTGATTTTATTCGTTCACTTGGTTGTGACGCTTTTTCATATTTTGATGAAATTTCATTATCCGTTGAAGTAATTGAAATTTGAAAGTGTGCTAAATTTTTATCATAAATTTGCAGGTATTCATCTTTTGAAACAAGGTTACTTTTAGTAATAATTAAATAATGTATTTTGTAATGATTCAATAATTTTATGGTTTGATAAGTTATCCTGTTTTCAATTTCCATTGGTTGAAAACAATCAGTCATTGAACCCATCCGAACAACACAACCCGAATGAAGTAATTTAATCTTTTTTACAATGTCCATTAAATTAGATTTTAAAGGTTCGTATTCATTCCACTTTCCTCTGAAATTTAACAACCCTTTAGCGTAGCAATATTTACAACCGTGTTGGCAACCCATTCCATAAGTATCTAACCGCTTGGTATATTTACACCATGTATTAACTTTCCGATTGAGTTGTTTATATGCTGACTTAAATTCCATTACAACCGCCCAACTGACTTGTATAACTCCTTTATTTTATCAATTTTACCCTTATAAGCAACTATTATTTTTTGCTCACGTTTAGGAAATTTACGATAGTTAAGTGTTTTTTTTGCCTGAGCAAGCCTTGTAAATTCGCACTCTAAATAAATTATCTTATTATAAACCGATAATCCTTGCTCTTTAAAAAACAACTCCGTTTCACTTTCAGAACAATAATAAGAACCGTTTTTATCCCTACTATCACCTGTCATTACAACAAAAAAACAATTATCGTTTAAATGATTTAATGCAATTTTATAGCCTGCAAATAAAGTATCACGAAATTGTTCGTACGTCGATAAAGAGTTAATTTCACCCGCCGGAATAATTCCATCATAATCAATGTACTTTTCAACTCTGTAATAAGGTGGACAAGTAAACACAAGGTCAAACATTCCATCAGGTTCATAGGTTGCCGAATCGCTTTTAATCCATTTAGCACTCCCGAAATCCTGGCAAAGTGCATTATTAACGTCGCATTGATTTTGCCTTATTTCGCTTGAAATATATTCATAACCATAAGCACCAGTTATAAATCCAAACTGGACTCCACCCCCGAAAGGATTGTAAACCCGTTTTCCTTCAGTTGGCATAAAGAATCTTAATATAACCTCACAAGCCACCGGATCAAGTACCGACGCATTGCCATTGTGTGACCGCCCTTTATCAACTTTTATTTCGCCAGCCTCAATACTTCTTTCGGTTAAAACAACGTTTGAAAAACCGCTTTCACCCTGCCAACATCCTTCACGTGATGCAAATTTAGGATTAGCAATATTGTACTTTTCACCCGCAGCCTCTATTTTATCATTCCATTCAGCTTTTAATCGTAACCAATCACCTTTAGTTGTATTCCAGACGTTTGTCATTGTGATATGAGCCAGAATTTTCATTCTAACATCCTCTAATTTGCCGTAAACCATGTAAGCAAAACCACTAAGATTTAAGTAAGTTTTAAAACCGATTGCCTCGAAAACTTTTGGATTTTCCAAATCATGTTTAGTTGATACGGTCATTATCATAGGATAACCAAAGGTGTTTTGTTCAATTATTTTACCCACCATTTTACTATAAATTTCCTTGTCTTTTTTATCCAAACTCATTGCCGATTGTAAAAGGCAAAATTCGCCAACTTCGTGATTAACCTGGAAGGTAAAAAACCCGCTAAACTCATCGTTAATTTTTAGAATTATAGCCGAATGAATTTGCATATTTTTACGGGCTGCTCTGTAAGCCACCTTATCAATTATTGCTAATTCAGCAACCTGATTTTCGTAACCTGAACCAATAACCGATTCTACATAGATAAATTCAACTTTATCCTGAAATAAACTTGCTTGTTTTGTCATAATTTAGATTTTAAAAAGCGGCAGCAAGTGCCCGGCTTTGAGTGCTGCCGCTGTTGTAAACATTCGAGAATTTATGAAAGACCGGGTCACTTTTCCAATGTATTATTAATTATTTTCTTTGAATCTTCAAATCCTTCTATCCTGCCATTTAACCACCCCCTGACATACCAAGCCCGGATAATTCTTTTAAGTCCGAAGTTAAAATTTTTACCTTCCAATTCTTTATCCGCTTCAGCATAAATTTCTTTGAGTGTTTTCATTTGTAATTATTGTAAATTTCTAATTTCGCTTTGATCAATGGAATTGTAATTCGTAACCTTTCGGTTATTTCCTTAAAGGCCGTCACGTCTGGAAATACCCTAACAACGAACATTTTCATATTAGGGTAGTAGCTTACGAAATCGCACCAGGCTAAACCTGTGACGTATAATTGCCCCTGCACCTGCCACCAATATTCAGTAGGGAGTTTGCCGGATTCAATATAGTTTAAATGGGTTTTCCGCAAAGGACATTTAATTTCAATCAAACCATCATCGCTAATTCCATCAGGTGAAACTCCGATCCAGTCATTAAATTCGTTGTCTTCGTCCGGTAAACAAAATCCGATTTCATCAATATCTGAAAAGGGTCTATCAAATTTATACATTGATCTTGCATCAACTTCTAACTCTTTACCCCTTTCCATATTATCATTTGAGTACGTTTCCTCAATTTCGCCGGTGATCAGTTCACCCGCAATTTCGGTTATCAAATCCTTATAACCTTGTGTAGATTGCCCGGACATCAAAACCTTAAACCGTGTCCCGGTAATACGCCCGCAACGCTGTTGGAACCATGCCTCACTGCCTTGCTCTATGTTTACCTTAATCATTTTGAATGGATTTATCAAGTTGTACCATTAACTCAAATAATACTGTCGAATATGTCGAAATATCTTTAAAGTCAATTTTGCCAGCTATACACAAGTCCTTAGCATAACTGACCGCAAAGCCTGAATACTTTGACTGCTCCTTTTTTAACTGCCTGCCAAATCCGCTATTAAAACTCTGTTGGATTGGTTTAATTACGGTGTACTTTCCATTTTTACCTTCGTGTTCAGTTTCGGTAAACTCTACTTCCTGCCCGACAATGAAGTGTTTCTGGTCTTTTACTTTGCTTGAATACCATGCTACTTTGCCAGCGTATTCGATTTTGTGCTGATGAAGCGGCCCGAACTTGGATTCAAATTCCTTTATCCACTTTGCGCCTGTTATTACTGCTCTCATTTTCTGTAATTTTTATACGTTTGAATAATAAGTAAATTTCCTTTAGTCGCTCGTCAATTTCAACCAACACTCTATCTCTTTTGGACGTGTCCTCAGATATTTTACGCTGCCGTTTGCACTCAGCAATTAACTCTTCGAGTGAAAGTTTTTTATAATCAACTTCCTGATCGGTCTTATCCTTGTAACTCATTTTCGTAAATGTTTCCGATAACTTCAAAACTATAATTATTATAATGCTCAGGAACATAAAAGTGTGGTTCATCACTATGTAATTTATTTAAGAAAAATCCACCTGAAAACATTGGTAAAAACTTTCTTGTATTTGCAAAAAAACAACCATCACGAAATTCAATTATTGACTTTGTGTCAACTAATGAATTGTTCTTAATATCAACAATATCGCCCTCATAAATCTCTTTTCCGTTCTTGTCTTTTAATCCGGTGTATTGTCCTACGGTTTCAGGAATGACAAAATAATGTGAATTGCTTGTACATTCATCAAATGGTTTTAAATAAATTCTATAATTACCGAACGGATCAATTACAAAATATCCATAAATCCATTCGCCGTTTAATTTTCTTTTACCTCTGAATTTAATTTCTCTATTCATTGTTACATAATTTATCTGTGAATTTTCCAAAGTTAGCCAGCGGGTCATTTGCCTGGTCGTCGTTTTTATGTTCTTTTGTTTCCTGCAAATAAACTTCTTTGCAATCATCACAATAAACAACGCCTGTATTTTTACCGTCTTTAACATCGAAGTTAATTTCAAACTCGTTTTCCATTTCGCCGCAAAAGTCGCAGCGTTTTAGGTTAATAACGCCTTTGTGGTCGTCGTCAAAATACGGATCATCCGTATCGAAGTTTGCTACATGGTTTCCTGTTGAGTGTTTCATATCTTTAATGTTTACCCGCCAAAATTAGACTTTATAATAATACGAAATTCTTTTGAACCGATGATATATTCCCACATTTTTAAATACACATATCACTTTTATTTTTCATACTTTGGCACGGTTTTAAAATGGTGTTAAATTATACATCCCTTTTCGCCTTACTAATTCTTTTTCAATAGCCACCCGAATAACAGAATTAACCGATTGACCTGTATTGTTTTTTATCTCCAAAAGTTTTAACTTCATTTTCTGGCTTATTCTTATTCTGATCACTGGTTTAAATGTTTTCATGTGCCGTACAAATTACTGTTATAATATAGTTAGCGTTCATTTAGCCAACGCTCTCAATAATTTCAAATATTTCTTTATAATATTCGACATCGAAGTCCTCAATTATTTCATATTCATGTATAAGAATGTCATCATCAATTATAAATACAATATCACCTTCGTAAGGGGCAAATCTACATTCCTCTAATTTTGCTCCTGCTTTAAATACTGCTTTTACTACTGCCATTTTGTTTGAATTTTGTACCGCCAACGCTCAAAACGAAACGCTAACAAACGGTATAGTTAATAAAGCCTGAATTAACTTTTGTGTTTCAATCTGGCGGTAGTGGTCAGGCTTTACTAAACCATACCGCCAGCCGTTAACGCAATAAAATAAACCCAGCCACCAAAACCCCAACCCCGAGCCAAGTTATGTTTCTTTGCTTAGTTCTACGTTTCATCTTTTCCGTTGTCGCTGTTAAATCTGTTGTTAACTGTGAAACCTGGTCACGAAGTTCAATAGTTTCGTTTTTATCCTTTTCAATCGAAGCGTATAAATCATTAATTATTTGCTGGCTGTTCAGGTCTTTTTTCTTTAGAGTATTTATTTCCAAGTCCTGCATCCGTGAAACCTGTTTACATTCATCCAAACTGACAAAGTTTTGAACCGCTTGCAAAGAATCACCAGCATATAATCTGTAAATGCTGTCTATATCCCTTCCGGTCATGTTTTTAAGGTCGTTGTACTTCTTTTGGTAGTATACCCTTGTTTCGTTAATGGCTTTGTTATACGTGCTTATTTCACGCTGTAAAGCGTCGTTTGTAAGTTTGAACCCGTCCATCTTTTTCTTCGTTTCGGCAAACTGGATCGAATCCCATACTTTACCGAGTTTCAACCGCTCGATAAGTTTGCCGTCTTTTAACCCTTGTTTGTAACCGCCACGTGAGCAGCCACCGACGTAAGCCCCTGCAATTAACAGGATAGCCAAAGAAATTAATAAAATTTTTTTCATGTTACACGTTTTTAATTAAATGAATAGTGTTTTCTACTGGAAAATATTTAGCATTAAATTTCCAAATATTAGGATTGGTAATCCTAACCATACCATCTTCTTTTATGCAACTGCCATCAAGAAGCCAATGCCTTCTGATTTTACCTTCATGTAGTTCTTTTATCCAAACTGTAAAACCAGTTTTAGTAACATCAATTTCGAGGGTTTTTAGTTCTTTTTTTGTAAAGTTCATGTTATTGTTTTTAATGAATAAAAAAACCAGTCTGGCAGTTTAAATTTGAGAATATTGAAAAGAACGAACCAGACTGGAATCTAACCTAAAAATTAAGTATTATGAAAAGCCGGTTTACGTCCGGCAACGGTTTAGTTTATAACGTATCTAAACTAATCTGAATTTTTAAAATTATTCATTTTTGCGACAAGTGAAGTTAATCTATCAAGAACATCATCGTATTTAATTCTTAATTGATTCCTTTCGTTATAATACTCAAGTTCTTTTTGTTTTAAAACTACACATAATTTAATTAATGCCTCTTTTTCTGCAAGCATTATTTCTTCTTCTGTAAATGGTCTTGCTAAATAAAGAAAATCATTAAAAGAATTTGGAAACTCTTTATTGTAATATTCATCATTTTTATTATTCATAACCCAATAGATTTAGCAGTTAGATTCATAAATTTATCAAGCGGCATTTTAGCTATCTTTTTTAAATTCGCTTTGAAACATTCTTCACAATGGAATATTCTGTGAATCTCTGGTTTAAATTCCTTGCCGCACTTTATACAGGTGGGTAAATTTCGATTTTTCATTTTTTCTCGTTTTTTAAATGTTTACGATACAAAGATACATCGGGTTTTCGGATTGCGCAAGTTTTTACCGATGATACATATACTTGAAAAGGTGGGAATATATCACCGACAACTTTCATAGTTTGGCACGAAAAGTTTTGAGAATTATCATTTTCCCGATGTCGGCAAAATGATCACCGGTCAGCAACCTGAACTTCATCAGGTACGTATTGAATGGAGTTTATTAGTTGGTTGGGTGTCTGGCTTCCACCTCTTGTGTTACCTTTTTCTTTTGCCTTTTCCCAAAGCCGCTGCCATTCCTTTATTGCTGAAATGTCTTTATCTTGGGCTGTATTAGTTTGAATTATTTCGTCTAAGGTTTTCTGGATTAAATCCATTCTGGCCATGTTATCGGCTTTCTGATCCTGCCAAATATATACTATTAAACCGCTCCCGATTAAAAAAAGAGTTGATAAAAACCAAATCATTATCTTGACGTGGTAACCTGTTAATACATCCTGTTTAGTCATATATTTGCACATTAATTATTTTAGTATATGTCCGACAATTCCGCCTAAAATACCAGCAACCATTGCAATCACAAACCCTACCACAATCAAATTAGAACGCTGCCGTGCTATCCGCTTATCAACCTCCTCCTGAGCAGCCAAGATCAATGCTTTTTCGTGTGAGTTAAAAGTTATATCTATCCTCTTTTGCAGCTCACAAAACCGCATATCAACGTACTTTTTCCAGTCAACCTCTGCCATCATCCACCTGGTTTTGGCTCGGCTGCAAAAATACAACTTCCGTCGTCCATAGTTGCGTCCGGGTTGTAATTCAAAGCCCCTTTGTTCATACATCCGTACACAGGCGGAGCAGCTCCCAAAAGTAGCTGGTTTTTGTCACTTGAACCTTTTGAACTCCCGTAAAAGTAACCCACTACCGAACCAAAGGCAGCCAACAGCGCACCAACGGAAATATTAATCACGTCATTCATTTCAGGACGGTAAAGGATAACCAATGTAATAAGTGACAAAACTCCGATCACTACGATTGCACCAAGTGCATACATAAAAATGTCTTTAGCTTTTTTCATTTCATTTCGTTTTTAAAGTGTCTAATTTCAATATTAATGAATCCATTTTATAATTCAATTCCACCTGATAAATGTTAAACTTTTTCAGCTTCAAAGTATCCGTTTTCGTTGTATCCTGATCAATCGGATAAATGAAAACTAAGCTTATCAATAACAAAAAACATTTTACCATTTAATTCTGATTGTTGTTTAATAAATTCCTTCACGTCGCAATTATCTTTTTTCAAAACTTCGATCTCGCTTTTAAGTGAATCAATCCGGCTGCTTTTCCTACCGGAATCATAAGCCCACCCGATAACCGTTGCAATGAATAACGTGCCCGTAATACCAAACCCTATTATCGAAAATCTTTTATCCAACTGTTTTTAACGTTTTAATCTTTGCCCTGATTGTGTCTTCCTGCCGGTCAAATATCCAGGCTAATTGCCTGTATGTTTTACCTTCTTTTAAAAATCTAAAAATCATTTTTACCTCATCCGGTGTAAACTTTTTATTCAAACTATTCCTGTTTTTAAATAGTGTTTGCCGTCCGGCGACTTTTCAACCTCGAAAACAAATTTCCCTCTTGTTGATAGTTTGCCATCACTTACCTCAACAATGACTTCTATTTTTTTACGAACAATATCTTTAAGTTGATTTAATCCGCGCTGTGAAATCATAAAATCACCCACTGAATTAACCGTAAACATACCCCTGTAAGGCTGTGAAATTATCTGGTATTTCAAAACATCGTTTTCAGGGTCACTGGCAGGAATCCGAAATAAAAAGAAATTTGATTCCATTGCCGACGTACTTTTTAATTCATCAATAGGTATTTTATTTTCCGTAGGTACTGAACAACCTGAAAGGAAAACCAACCCGGCAATGAATACCAAAATCAAAACAAACCGAACCAAAAAAGGTATCTTATCCATGATTGCTGTTGTGCCTCGATATAAAGCCTTCTGCTTGATGAAAACATTCAAAAGGATGTCACCTACCCAAAACAACGTCCAGTTGATTAGAAAGCACCAAAAGCCCGTCCATGTCAAACCCAAAAATGAATAACTAAAAACAGCAAATAAAGCAATCATAAATCCGGTCATCTTATGCCGGCTCTTTCGTGCCATTACCGCTTCATGATATTGATAATTGTACTTTTCGGCTATCTCTTTACTAAATGAAGAATCAACCTTTTGTTTGTAAAGCTGAAGAACTTGAAAAATCCTTATCCATTTCGATTCACCCCATTTCCACGCTCCTGTGAAAAGGAATCCTAAACCTAAAACAATCGCTATCTCTTTCATTCGATATAAATTACTCCGTTTCTTGTTACCGTCGCCGGGTTAGTAGCCCATGTTGGTTGAACTTCTTTAATTTCAATATAATTACCAGCTGTGACTGCAATGCTCAAGCCCGTACTACTCCAAATCCTGTCACTAGTCGCTGCTCCCAAAGTTTGAACTAAATTATCTGTTGTATTATTTACTCTGATATACATTGACCAGTTTTCACTTGTTCCTGCCGTACCCGCATAAGAATAAATATAACAGGCTTTTATAGTTCCTGTTTTTGGAATATAAATCCGCCAGCGGTTTGCTGTTGTCGATGGTGCAACAAGCATGTTACCCCAATACATTGTTTGAGCATCAGTTGTGGTTGATTGGCTTGAAGCACCAAATGTAAGGGCATAACTCTTTTCCGCAACAGTGCCAGCAGCAACCCATGACGTAACTCCTGTGCCATCGGTCTGTAAAACATTTGTATTTGATCCATTGGTAGCTGGTAATTGAAACACTGTTGCCGTACCTGCCGCTGCTGCTGCCTTAATGGTCACATCGCCACTGGTTGAGCCATATAATTTAAGCTGTCCATTTGTGCCACTATTTGCACCAGATTCCAATACACCACTAACATCAAGACTTGTTCCTGTGGCAGCTCCCAATACCGGAGTACCCGTAAATGTTGGCGATGTAAACATAGTCGCCTTTGATTCATTAGTTACATTACCAAGCCCGACATCGGTAGCGGTTAAGCCCAGCGCAGTTTTTAATGACCCACCATTAACTGTGGGTAAATTCGTACTCTCAATATCCGTAAACCACCCCTTTAACACCCTATCCGTAGTTGACGCAATAGACCCTGTTGTTTTTAAACTACCTACTCCAATATCGAAATCAGCACCATATACATACAATGTGTCATTATCCTGATAAAGCAGGGCATCTCCATTATTCCAGTTAATAACAGCACCATCAGCTATAAATATATCTGAAAATTCACCAGTAGCGGCTACACCCAATGTTGCACCATTATTAGCATCTGGAATAAAAGCTGTATTTGCGGTAAATAAAGTTGCTCCAAGATTAGATGTTGCTGGAAAAAATGTTAAACCTGCATTTGTTTTAACGTCCAAAGCACCTGTTGCTGCTGTTACAAATAATGGAAAGCTGGCTAATTCTCCGGACTCATCTGTAACACTTATATCTGCTGCCGTACCTCCCGCATCTTTCCATTCCAAACCATTTGTTGTGGCATTGGTAGCAATAACCTGACCCGACGTACCAAATCCCGTTAATCCAGTCAAAGAAATAGTATTCGTAGCTCTATTTATAGGACTTGTAAATGTAAGCGCATTTTCTTTATTATTAAACGTATCCCAATCCGTATCAGTCAAGTATCCATCTAAAGATGTTGTAGCTGCCTGTGTTGCAACTATCTGCTCGGCTTCGGATAAATGATATTCACCACTACCCAACACACCACCTAATCCACTATGTACAGATGCACCACCAGATACAGCTCCACCCTTACTTAAATAAATATAATCCAAATAATAATGGTGAGAGGTATTACCAGATTGATTATGCTTAAACTTAATCACGGCAGTACCAGCGCTAACATAACTATTGGGATCAAATACGGGTACACCAGTCCACGTCATTAATCCTTGATCTGTAATAGTATAAAGAGTATCAAACCTTGTCAGTGTATAATTATACATTTCAATAGCAATGGTATGTGATGCTGTTCCACTATATTTACCATAAAACACGATCTTGTCAAAATCACCAACATCTGTAAATGTTAAAGTAAATCGTAGTGGGTCTGCTCCAGATGCTTCCTCTATTGTTATCGAATCATTATATAGGTTATTGAGATCACCTACCACACCCGCCTCTAACGTTCCCGTTGCAACCGTTAATGTAGTTGGAAAGAAGACAGAAACAACTAATTGATTTGCCACATCATATTTTGTCGCTAACTTGTTAAGTGTATCCGCAAACTCTGGTAAACTATCGCCACCCTTACTAAGTCCTTCTGTAGCAATTATGAAAGCTGATGTTATGGATTGTCCTACCATTAATGCACTATCAATATATACATCATCATTTAAAAATGTCTTACCACCTTCTATATTTAATCCCTTAGTGAAATGCCCTCTTGTTTGTGAATATGAAACAAGCGACATGGCTAAAAATAAAAATAATATTGTTTTTTTCATAGTTTATAATTATAAAAGTCCATAACCAACAGCATCTAAATATCTTTCAATCGCATCAACTATTATCGTAATTTGTGCAGCACTCATGTAACTTCCCGCCCAAAAACAACTTATCTGGTCGGAATCATAAAGCGTAGTTGCGGCGGCTGAAGCTGGTCCATCTGTATTAAATGCCAACAAATATAAATTAGCGTTGGGGTCAGCGACACTATTCCTTGTCGCCGTAGTTGAAGACTTGTCATTGTAAATGTAGTAAGTCGCCGTTGCTATCCTCGCAAATGAAAAATAACCTGCTCCATCAGTTATACTGCTAACTACCTGAGCGTTGTTTGTGCTATTACATGACGCTGTTGTCTGGTTGCTTGTGTTTCTGTTTATAAGCCGCACCCATGCTGTTGAATCTGTACATCCAAAACAGTTTCCTGAAACAGCCTGAGTTAAATTAGTCTGTATAGCAATACCAATCGCACAACTATCTTTTTGGTAATGTGTTGCTGTATTAGGATTAAAGTTTGTATTTATATACATTGTACCAACCGCACTCGAATTGCCATTACCCTGAAATCCTTTATAAGCTGTAAATGTAGGTGGTGTTGCTGAAAGTGTCGCATCTGTTCCGGTTGGGTCTTTCCAGTTCACAATAGCGTTTGCACTTGAAGCGTTTGCAAAAAGATAAAAGCAATCTAACCGTCCCCATATTCCCGCAGTATCTAAAGTATAAAGTAGCGTATCCATACCCCACGAAGCCTCATAGGTTGGGCGGGTGTCAAATTCTGAATAGATAGCCCACATTTCGTCACTCATAAACGGGTCGCTTAAATCACGGCTTAGTGTGTCATAATACAGCCCGTTATGATGAAAAAGAAGTCCATTGCTATTAGTGTACATCGTTCCTTTTGCGGCTGGTGGCGGGCTTGCTTGCGGATTTAAAACTATATAATCAAATGAAGCATAATTAAAAACTCCGTAATCTACTGCCGGGAGCGTTACCGTTCCGGTTGAATCTGTAACAAATGGAGTGTTTGCAAGTCCTGTGCTTCCTGTATAGTTTATCTCTGAATTGCCATCGGGTGCAAATGTATTTCCATCGAATCCGCAATTAATTACTTCGATATTAGTTGCCGTAGCTACATTAAAAGGTAATCTATTATTTAAAATTTGGGTGTTTTCAATCCTTATAGAATCAGGTACATCTGTTGTCACATTAAGAATATAAATACCAACTCCATTGGAAACATAGTTAAAATCCCTAATAGTTGAATTTCTGATAGTAATGTTTTCACTATGCCCGGCTATTAAAATACCACCCTCTGCTACTGTATTACCTGTAACTATTACATTATCAACAACTGCTTCGTTTGCGTAGTATAAGTAAATTCCATAACTTCTGCCGTTATCAATGAATTGCCTTACATTGGTTACTCTTAAATTTTCCATTCGTGTCATGTGAGGTCTATCTACTGCCGTACCAACAACCCACACACTTCTACCGCAATCAATAAACTCTGAATTTCTTACTATTACACTGTCGGCTGTTGCATTAACATTAACTCCTGATCGGTTACAATCTGTAAACCTGCATCCGTCAATTACTGTATTATCACAACCAAGATAAAGTCCAATTCCGTCATTATAGCGAACATTATCAAATGTACAATTATTGAATTTTAAATGTAACCCATACCTGAATGATGTCGCTTTTTCAAGGTGATTGTTAAATTTAACATTATCGAAAGAAACAGTATCAGGATAGTACATATAAATACCCCCGACATGACCATTTTGAAATGTCAAATCTCTAAATGATATATTGCCGTAGTAGGTTTCATCATTCCTATTTCCGAAAATAACACAATTTGTTAAAACCCCGTCCCCCAAATCTGTTGGAACCCTGACAGGATAAACCATAAAACTGCTATCATTCCAGTTGTTATCAACTACACCATTGCCGCAAAATGAAATATTTCTACCCTTAATTATGAAGTTAGGTTGTGTTAATCCTATTATCGCATTGTCCACAACCTTTAGATCATGCTTTAAGGTATCGTTTAAAAATATAGTATCGGTATCAATAGCTGTAATCTTAGCAGGGTCAGCTCTTCGATAAGTAAAACTTGCCTCTGTTTCATTGCCTAAAGCCTCCTCCTCCATATTGTCATCAGATACAGAAATACGTTGACCTACCTCAAAGTAATTACCTGCATTGGCTACCACAACCCGCATATCTAAGCTATCAACATCTGCTTTTAACAATACGGTATCGGATTGAATCATTTTAACAACTCCATTTATTTCGATAGTCAAGTTGTCGCCTGTATATTCAATAGATTTATTCAAAATAAAAGTGTCTGCAATGCTTTCACCTATTGTAATATATCCACTACCTACATCAAAGCAAGCCTGAATAGCATCGGAATCATCTGTTGATCCGTCGCCTGTGGCTCCGTAGTCTTTTACGTTGCGAAGATAACTACTTGCTCCGCCAAGTGAATCCAAACGAGTTGAATCCGATAAACCATACCCCCAAAAATAACCGCTTTTATATTGTATTGTTCCGGGTGTCATTTTTGCGCTCGCTCCTATTTTAACAGCCCCGTCAACATTTAAAATCTGTTTTCCGGTCAGTGTACGAGTTCCGAATACTGTCGTATCTTCCATATATAGCCTGGTGCCTTTTGCTTTTATGGTATCGGCTTTTATGTTTTTAAACGTAGTTGTCTGGCTAAAAACAAAAGGCGGAATCAATAATAAAATTAAAATTAGTCTTTTCATTCTGGTATCGTTTGAACTTTTTCAGTAGCTAAATAATCTATAAATCCATCCGCTGCCGGTGTGATCTTAAACCCGTCAACAGTCATATCAAAAACAGTATAGTCAATATTGTTTCCATCAGCATCGTAACATCTTAAAATTAACCCGTAAGTAGTGTCATTTGGAAACGGGTCAGCTGCATCTGAACGGTTGCAAAAAGTAATCACATTGCTTGCACTTTCAATTACCTCAATCCCTTTATCTGTTCTCTTTTCAGCCCGCACAAAAGCAATCAAATTAATGAAAGCAGTATTTAATAAAGCTCCTGTAATTCCACGAATGCCGTTGGTATTTATGTTCGTATTTATCCAAGTAATAAAATCAGGAATTGTACTCATGTTGAATAAGTTAAATTATTTATAACTGAATTTGTTATTTTGATAGTGCATTTATACAGGTCCACCCCCTTAATTTGTTCTATTTCTACATCTGCCAGCTCAGACATCATAGGAATACCTTCGCCAGGTTCTTGAATATCAATCCTTCCGGTGTATGAATTACAAAGTAAACCATAATAACCAACCGTGTAAGCGTCCTCCTCATTTAAATAAAGAATAATTTCACGCTTTCTTTTTATTGTAAGCCGGGTATTTATTAACTCTCCGTTAAGCTCGTGTTCCTGTTTATTGTCGCTTGTGTTGAACTTGGTCATGTAGAAAGCTGAATAAAAAGTATAAGTAGTAACCCATGAATCATGGTTTAAAGGTGTCAAACTTACTTTTGTTAGCTCTGAATCCTGGTATCTTGTAATCAGTGAATCACTCCGCAAATGATTAATAACAGGATATGAATTATAATAGTTTGCCGGGTTCTTATCGTAATACTCGATAGTTATTACCTGAAATGCTGAACTCCCTACCTGAGTTACCTGAACATCTAAAATTTTACCATAGTGTAAAATCTTATCATCGAAAGTATAAATCCTGATCTGATCTGCAAATTGAAGCATTTCAGCATTATAGTTTTCATTTTTGATAAATTCGATTTTATACTTATTGTAAGCCGTCGCCTGAACTATCCGCTCTTCCCAGTTATCATCATAAACGGTTCTAAACTTGCCATCCGTTAAAATCATATCAGTATGCAAACCCACTTTAATAGGTCGCTTTTCGATATAGATTTTATCGGTAAAGTTTTTCGGGTAAACGCCTGTTATGTCCCGAAATGAAATTAAAATATATTCCTGTTTTTCAATCATAATCAATAAAAATCTTCGTCAAAATCATCAAGGTCAAAGTCACCAACTCCGATCACTGAAATATAGCGTTGTGAATTTACTATATAATATTCACTATAAAATATCGTTGTCCCAAATTCAATCTTATAACGGTACACTCCATTTGAATAACTCCCTAAAGGCGTCAATACATCGGTTGTAGCATCGTATTCAGCTATGTAATTTGTCCCGTTTGAGGTTATCGAAATTAAATCAGTATCCAGTGAATAAGTGACAACCACTTCGCCACCTGCGCCGATACCTTCTAATTTAAAAGCCGTCAAAGGAATACAAGGAATCCCGATAGGCATAATAGTAAAAAAGAAAGGGTAAAGCTCTACACCTGGCGCAATCGGGCATCCTGTTACTATGTTCTTAAAGTACCCTGATTTTTCAGCGTCATGCAATCCACCTTCCCGGAATATTCTTAAACTACTCATGTTAATAATGTTATTTCTGCTCCGCTACCGTCAAGTTTTACCGATACACTTTTCAATTCACCGTCCATTAAATCAGTCCTCACAAGGTTGTTAAAATCGTATAATCTCTGATCAAAAATAGGAACCTGTACCTGATTTTCTATTTTTTTCACTCTTTCAATATCTGAATGTAAAACTGTTAAATAAGTTCCCGCACCAAATGGACGGTTATAATGCAATAAATGATTAAATACTATTACTGAACAAGCCAATCCACCATTTAAAAGCACTGTACTTGTATTAATAACTCCTAATTGATTGAATAAATAATTATCCGAACCGGCTGCCATCAGGAATTTTCCACCCGATCCCATGCCGGCAATATCCCACTCCCGAACGTCAATATTATAACTCAATTTGTTATTACGAACCGTTTCAAAATGGTTATTATAATCAATCTTTTGTTGCCGGAAATCCTGATTTATCTCTGTATTGTTCCCGTCAATAATAGCATATTGTTCGTCAGGGGCTTCCATATCCCATGTTTCAGCCTTTACTTTATCAACCGCACATTTAAGGTCGAAAGTAGTCCAGTTTTTACTAAGATAATCGTTAAGGTGGTATTGCGGATAAGTCGCTTTTAACGGGACTGTCTTTGCAATTTCCGAACGGTGAACGAAGCGGAAATAATTACTCGAATCCAAATACCAGTCACAACCCAAAAATTTGAATATTCCAAAAATACTGCTTAATGTTTCTGGGTCGCCGTACTTAACATAAAGATAGAATTTGTTAATGTAAGTATCTTCAAAATAACTAAAATACCCATGTTCACCCGTTTCTGCTATGTTAATTGTTGGGTCAATAATTGCCAGTGTATCGTGAATAAAATCGTAAATCTTTACTAATCTGTTAAATATTTTAGTATAAGAACTACCTGTTAATGAAGTTGTTTCTAAATACCAATATTTCCCATCTTCATCCCAAAGGCTTAGCCCATCTTCCATTGTCCAGTCGTCCCCGTGATCCCAGCGAAACGAGCTTCTTTCTTGTGCGTATATTTCAACTCCTATATCAATATCAAGTAACTGCCATTGCAAAGGATAAGTCAACGGGTCAACGTCAAAAGTAAAATCATTTACAGGTGTCCAAATTTTAACAGTTTCTCCAAATTCGCCTTCTACTGTTCTGCAAAAGCAATCAGCTAAAACGCCATCATGCCTGCCGTAAGCGTTCGCCGTTGCCAGTCTATAAGTTACTCCTGCATCGTATAACGGTACATCATTGAAATCTGTTGACCCTATGCCATAATTTTCAGGTGTTTCAAAAGTCCAACCCGGTGCTGTGCCGTCATCAAAAGCTGAACATTGTAAATCAACCCAAGTATCGTAGTCATGCTCAATGCCTCCTGTTTCCGTTCCGTATCTTTCCAAATCCAACCCTGCCAGTATCTTATTATAAGCGTCAACAGTTTCAACTTTCAAAGAGCAGCTTTTCTGATCCGTTTGCCAGGTTCCGTAAAGATTTAACTCGCCTGTGAAAATCAATTCAGGTGCAGGAAAAGCATCTTTATAAATCTTTATTCCCAAAACAATTATATCAGAATCGAAAAGGGTTTTTAAAGCTGTATATTCCGAACCTAAAAACATTAACTCCCCGTCGACGTAATCCCGTACCCTCAGAAACGAATCCTCGTTACTTCTGCGGATAGCACACTTTGAGAACAGAGGATTACATTCAATGTACCCTGAACCTGCTACGGGTGTTCCCCAGTCACCTATGTCAATCTCAAAACTATACATATCTTATCACGTTACCCTCCAGAGTTACTATATTTCCATCCCTGTCAACAAATTTATATTTCTTTAAAATCCGGTTTGTTTCCTTTTGCTCGCCAAGTTGCTGGTTTGCGATCATTGCTAAATAAGGATATTCCATTTCCATTTTTTTACCTATGTAAGCCAGCCCGGGAAGTTCTGAATTTCCTATTCCAAGTGCCAACAAAGGCTTGTTTTGCTCGGCTGTTAAGATTCGTTCGTTCTTATGTCCTTCAATTATAAAACCGTCGCTGTCTTCGCCCCGCATTAATCCTGATTGCAGCCTTTCGGTTCCTTTCCTAAACTTAGGAATAGGAGTTGCAATTATAGAGGCTAACTGAAAACCTGCCACTGCAGCAACTAAAACCGATGTTATTAAACCTCCTATCGGGCCGGTATCTGAAAAGCACCTTACAATCGCCTGAGCTAAGTTGATAGTTGCGTTGAAAATAGCTGCGTTCTTATCATTCTTCGCCTGTTCTGTTTTCAACTGCTTCATTTTCTTATTGTAATCAGCTTCTGCTTTTGCCTTTTTCTTTACGCTATCACCCGCCATGTCAACCTGATAATCCCTTAACCTTTCAGCGTCTGCCATCTCAGCATTGATGGAGTTCTGGTTCATGGAAAAGATCATGTTGCCGGCATCCTGAGCAAGGTTTATAGTGTCTTGGATTGCCTGACGTTTGGCCTCTTCTGAGTTAATGAAATCCTGATATGCCTCTTTATCCTGTTGTTTTATATGATCATAATAATCCTGGCTGTTCCTTGTAAGTGCTTGTTTTAAATCGGTGTCTATTTTAATTTCAGCGTCGGCAGTTTCCATTTTCGTTATGGGAATATCCCTTGCCGCTGCCGCTTCTTTTTCAAGTCTTAACTTTTCATATTCCGCTCCCTGTGTTTTTAATTCCTCTGTTAATGAATTATATCTCCTGTTTAACGCCTTTAATGAATCCGCTTCTTCTTTTGATAATAATATAAAATTTCTTTTTTCTTCTTCTAATGCTTTAAGTGTTTTATTTTGTGGGTCTTGTATATATTTTTGATTCGCTATTGCGACTGTTAATTGTTGTTCGGCTTTTTTTAACTCATAAATTTGCTCTGTATATTTCTTTGCATTGGTTTGAGCTTCGAGCCTTGCCGCTGCTGTTTCTGTTGTCTTTTCAGTAGCAAATAATTGAGCCTCTGAACTTTTAGTTTCTAAATCAGCTATTTTAGTCAGGTTTTCAATATGTTGTTTATTATATTCATTTTGAAGCTGTGCAAGTGCTTTCTGAACATCATATTGTTTGCCATATTCGGCTGTTGTATTCTTAATCGTTTTTGCAATTTCTGCGCTCCCGCTTATTAATCCTGCCTGACCTCCGGTTACAATATCCCAAAGCCCTTTACCAATACCTTCGAGCGTTTCCCTTGCTGTATTCCATATTGCTTTACTCTTTTGCAAACTGGAATTAAACAATAATACATTATCACCGGCCTCTTTAAAATATGCTGCCATTGAACCGATTGCCAACACAAGCGCACCGATTCCGGTTGATAGCATTATACCTTTTAATGTAGTAAATCCATTCTTTACTATCTGAATTATATTACCCATCTGGGACATTGCCTGCCCGACAATCCCAAATTGGTTTCCAAGTCCCTGTAAAGCTAATTTATAGTTTCCTACCTCCCTTTGATGGTTTCCCATCTGTTTATCCAGCTTTTTTAGCTCGTTATTCTGTTGTTTGGTTGTGTTAATTAACTTTTCACGTGCCGCCTTTTCTGTATCGGTTACGGCTTTCATTTCTTTTACCCGCCGTAAATTTTCCCTGTATTCAAGATTTAAACGTTCATAACTACCAGCCTGAGAAAGTGCAATAGTGGCTAAATTCTTATTTATCTGAGCTTGTTTAAGGTTTAAAACATTTAATTGTGCAATTTCATCCGCTTGTGAACTGGCAGCCTCTTTGAGTTTTATTCTTAGGTTTAATATTTTCTTTTCGGCTTCGGTTAATTCTGATACCGCCTTAATGGTTTTATTGGTATTGTTAATGTATTCTTTTACATCTTTTCCACCACCCATTAAACCGCCGCCCATTTTAGTTTTCGCCTCTACAAATTTATTAGTTATACCGTCAATATAACCGTACATTTTGGTAAATGGGTCGCCTTCCTGAATCAGGTCACTATGTAATATTTTTTCACCTTTTGCCATTACTGGAGTGATTTATTTCTGGCATTGATCTTTTCAATAGCCTGTTTCTCGTACTCTTTGAATTTAAGGACCGGACAAACCATCAAATCAATAGGTGGAATACCTAAAATAACCTCCACCCGTGTAGCCTTTTCGATTAATGATTGCTCTTCACCCTTTGGCCGTTTGTCTTTGTAGCGCATTATCGCTATACTGGCTTCTGTTAGCATTGCCCTTTGGCTTGCTGTATCGGTAAAACTCTGTTCCCATAACCAATTTACATCAGGATCTTCCGTAACGGCTAAATTGATAATAATATGAAAGGCTAAATCTAACTTTTCAGGGTCTTTTGAGTTCTTTGCAATGTCAGCAATAAGTTCAAGTAGTTTTATCTTGTAATCCCTTTGTGCAATGATAAGCCCCAAGTTCAGATCATCAAACTCGTAAACCATTTCATCGGCAAAGCCCTGTAAAGTCTTTTTGAAATCTTTGGTTAATTCGATACCTTCAAAGTCATTGACCTGTAAAAGGTATTTAACGTCATTGTGCTTATGAAGTTGATGCCAGTTCCAAATAGGTAACGTTTCCAGGCTACGGTGAAATTTATAAGCCGATAACTTTTCGGGTTTCCTGAATATAGAACGGGCGAATCTTATCAACCAAATACTTTTTTTCATCATCCGAAAGTGTTATCACGTTTGTTAAACTTACATTGTCCTCAATATCCCCGTCCCCTTTATCCGTTATGCTTTGAACATAAAACAACTCTTTTAAAAGTTGCAACTGCCAGCTTTTGTAAAACTTTCCGGTATCTTTTAAGGTGACCCGGTCCGACGGTTGGCCTTTTGCTTTCTTCCCTTTGTACTTCTTAGTACCGAATACAGTATTATAGGAATAAACAGGCTCGCCTTGTTCGATTGCTGAATAAGTCCGTATCTTTTTGCCTTTTGCATCTTCGCCAAGTTGCCAGAGCCGATCCTGAATTAAGGTTTTAATGTAGTTATCAACTTCTTTGATCTTTAAAACCTTATTCAAAACCGCATCCGGGTCAAATTTCTCCAGTGACTTCGTCAGGTTTGCTAACTTTCCCACTCTTCTTTTTCTTTGAAAAAACAGGGGCATCGCCAGCTAAAAGTCGCCAAGCATCTTCGAGGTCATGCCCCTGTAAAAGTCCTTTGTAAGTAGCTTCAAACTCTTCAAAAGTCATTTTACTGACCACTTCTTCGTTAAAATCCGTGTTTCCGAGTTTCATAATTAAGCTGTTAATGTACCTGATAAAGTGTCCTCCGGTGCGTACTTCGATTTTAAAATGTTCATTGTATAGCTGTCATTCTCTGTTTGAGCAGGAATTAAAGCATCATAAGCTCCGGTTGTTCCCGTTTCGGTTAAGCTCGTTAATGTAATCGCAGCGCTACCCGTATTATCATAAAGATAAATCTCAGTCTTGACAAGCCCGGAAATCGGAACGCCGTAATCTGTTTTTGCTGTGAAAAGTATATGTGTTAAGGTATTTGATACCTCAGCAAGCACAACCGACCACAAAGCATAAACATCTGAATCACTCCTGATGTCAAAATCCAGATCAGCTTTAGGAATGTACCTGAAATCTCCGTCATTTATTTCGGGTGCCAGGTTGAAAGTTACTTCCATCATTGCCGGTTCCTTGTCGGTAGCTCCGATCATGCGAACATCAAAAGACTGCCCTTCGATCTCCAAAGGTTTTACAATCACTCCTGCGCTGTCAAGAATATAACCGAAATTGCCTTCTGTGTCACCTATGAACATACCAAAGTCACAAGCCCGCCAGCTTTGTAGTCTTTTGAGCAAAGCCGGGCCAACGTCGCTAACGTCAAACATAGCTTTAAAGGTCTTTATCCCTTGTTTTATGTAAGTGACCGAATCATCAGCCCAGGCATATTTAGTGGATTCACCCCTGACAAACTCAACATTTTTCATCGGTGGCAAAGGAAAATAACGGTTATTGATATTTGCTGCATCAAATTTGGCCTGCAAAGCCGCCTTAGTTACACCCGCTACATTAGCCAGTGTATTCAAAACCTCTGAACTGTTGTACTTCGGAACTAAAATAATCCTCCGCAGTTGCTTAAAGTCAAAGGCTCTGTTTTTGGGATTCCCTCCCGTGTTGGTTAAACCATTTAAAATATTCATTTCTTTTTGTTTTTAAATTCCGAATACATTTAATTTTTCTGTCATTTTTACTGTGTCAAAATCCGGGTATGCTGTCGGGTCTTGTGAGTTCATATAGTCAATATAATCAACTATTTCATTAAAATAATCAACTCCCTGATTATACGCTTTGACAATGTTAGATTTAATCATTTCCTTAGTTCCGTTTACTGCTTTCATATAAGCCTCTTCTGGACTTCCTGAAAGGACTTTAGCCCCCTGGCATTCAGTTATGTAATGAAAATAAAAGAACGCCATTAACATTGCCTCTTCGCCGTGAACTTCATAATAAGTAGTCCCATCGTTCCAGGATAACCCCCCGACGGTTCTCGTTAGTCGATAGAGTACGCCGTATAATTTAGTGAGGTATTTCATTTCAATTTCATAGGCAAAGTGGTCGAAGTCGTCATAGTTACCAAAGTCAATTTGTAAACTCCCGCCGTGCTGTTGAAATAAATCCTTGCTTAAATACAGTAAACTCATTTAACTTTTGTTTTCGTTACCCGTTTCCGTTTGGTTTCTTTAGTCTTGACTTTGAACTTTTCCTCTTTGGTTTCGATAGTGGCTTTTTCTTCTTTAAACTCAACAGCCCATTTTTTCTCAATCCAAACTTTTCCAAGATCATCACCGACTAAATAAAGGGTGCCGGCTTTACGCAAGCCGGTTTCACCCCTCTGTTCTGTTATCTTGACTAACATGGCTACTCTTTTCTAATCGAATAAAAAGAACTGAGTTTGCATAGCCCGGACGAACCGACACCAACACCCTTAACTTTTAAATAAGAGTAGTTAAAATCGTCAATGTTCTTCCATTTTGTAGCCGTTGCATCCCCGCCAAGTTTTACGCTGTCAACCTGAACATAAGTAACCCCGTCATTCGATCCCATCCACTCAATATAAGAGGCTGTGACCGTCCCGGAAACCTTTGTAATCACGTTATAAAAAGACAGGTCAAAAGGTTTAGGGCCTCTCAAAACAAAGATGTATTGAGTTCCGGTTGTCGAAGTTAAAATAGTGTCATGGGTTCCCGTGCCCCATAGTTCACCAGACTTGCCGCTTTCGTCAATCTGATAGGTGGCTTGCGTCCATACTGTTTGCGCTCCTGCGATCATCCCGATCACTAAAAAAGCTAATATTAAAATTATGTTTTTCATTTTTATTCTTCTCGTATTGAGTAATAGCATTTCATTGTACTTGTTTCAGTTCCTGATGTTGTCATTAATACTTTAATGTAGCTGCAATTAAAATCATCAACAGTTCCCCAAATACAGCCGTCGGCTGTTAATGCGGCTGTGATTGTTTCATCTACATAAGCAGCCGAATAAACCACTCCATCGTTTGAACCTAAGATTGTAAGCGTTCCCGTTGATGCTCCTGTAAGTTCATCGAACACAACCTGGAAAGTCAAATCCATAACGGTTGAACTCTTTATTCTGATGAGTGCGTCAAGTGTTTGGCCGTCGGTCAGGGTATCTGTATAGTTCCAGAATGTACCTCTCGCTGTTCCGCTAATTGTCATCGGGTACGTGTAATCGCTCTGTGCGTGCGCCATCACTCCAATGGCGAATAACGCTAAAAAGATTAATAGCTTTTTCATTATGCGCCCTTTAGAATTGTGTTATAATCGGTTTCAAAAGTTCCTTTCATCAAAGCATTGGCGTTGTAAACAGGAAGTAAAACCTTTGCTTCAAGTTTAATCGTAACCAAGTCAGCAATGAAGTTAGAAGCGTGTGCATCGGTTGCCATAATTTCAATAGGCCCGTTAAAGAGTAATTGCATAAATGAAGGACTGATTGAAGCCACAAGATATTCACCTGCGACAATATCAGAAGCCTCATACTGACGCATTCCAAATGCTCCTGAATAACCAGCGTTATTAGGCTGTAAGAAAGTAGCCGGGCTTACAAAGTCCGAAATGGTATTCTTTGAACTTGTTAAGATTGTGCCGGTGTAAGGATTCACAAGATAAGTATTTGCAACTATGCTGTAAAGTCCGTTCATTTCACCTTTAGCACAATTCAATACATCAAAGTAATTAGCATTGGCAATCTTTGCCGAAAATTCAGTACCTGCAAAAGTGTTGGCAAAATCAACCAGACCTTTCAGGGCGTTGTCGCCTGCCATACCTGCTGCACTTCCACCTCCGCAAATTGACTGCTGGTTTAGTTCACCTATGAAAGTCCTCATCATCCGGTTGGTGATGTACTGGTTTAACCATGCTGTATTTTGCAAGGCTGAACGGCTTACTTCAATAAATGCTGCTATACGGGTTGCATAAGCGGTTCCCATTGTGAACTGTAAAGTGTTTTCGTTTGCTGCCCCGTTTTCTGCTTCGTGGTGCATCACATTTGCGTTTGCATTTGTCGGGTCATATTCCTGCGGAAATTGAAGCGAAGAGCTGTCAATCGTACCCGTAGGTAACAATAACCGAATATCAAAAGCCTCAATTGGTGGCTGTTGAGGTGCTTGAAATGCAAGGTAAGGTTGCACGGCTGCTCCTGCTCCATAAGTTCCTGTAAAAGCAACGTCTTTTGTTTCGATCTGAAACTTTGCTTTTGATGTTTTACCTGCTATGAAATCCTGAAAGTCCTTTGTTGCCACGCATTCGGATACTTGCGAACCAAATGTTTTACTTTCTTCACGTGGATTGAAAGCTGTTTTCATCTTTGTAATCGTGTCGCCCTGGATTGTGATAGTGTCAATAAGTTTCTCAACTTCTTTCTTTTGCAAATCCATTTGTTCGCCAGTGCTTTGAATCTTCGTTAAAAGCTCTTTGTTTTCTACAATCAGTGTAGCCTGGATATCCCGCACTTCCTGACTGGTTGCTGTCTTTGTTAGCAAGCTGTTATACTTGGCAAAAGCCTTGTTTATTTCCGCTGCCAACATCTCAGGGGTTGTAATATCTTCGCCCGTGAGTTTCTTTACTTCGTCTGCCATTTGTTTAGTTTTTTAATTAATTTTTAATAGTTTGTAAATGTCCCTTAATGCGGCTCTGTCATCGAGTGAAACTCTGCTCGGCTCAACTAAACTGAGTGCTTTGTGTGTATTTTCGATAGCTCTTTTTCGATCATCTGAATAGCGGCTATTATTGCTCATTTCTGTAATCAAATCTTTGAGTTCGTCCATTGATTTAATCCCAAGTAAAGGCGTATTTTCGTTAGCTCCCCAACTTGTCAACGTAGAGAACTCCCATAACTTCCATTCGGTTATTGTCCTTATCCCTGAATCGTTATCAATGCTAAATTTTACAGCCTGCACCCCAACTGAATGCTCTAAGGTCTTGCCGTGTTCAGCATATAGTTTATAATCCTCGTACGTATCCCTTGCAATCTGTTTTTCAAGATTTAATTGCCCTAACATCTGTAAATATTGCCCGGTTTCTTTACCCTCAATAGGTACACCTAAAAGTTTAGTTGTGTCATGGTTCAGAAACCAACGAACCCTATTGAAGTTTTCTTTAAGGGTTTTCTTATAACTCCCTGGCTTCGATATATCCCTGTCACTATCTTCGTTATCGAAGGCATTAACGGCTATCAATACCCGCCCTTTGTCGGTTAATCCGTCAATTTTTGACTGATATTGCTTTTGTTGAATTTCCATTTTTCGGGGTCTTTAATAGTTCATTCAATAAATCATCTTCGGGTTTGGGTTCCTCTTTCGGCTCTTCTTTTTGCCCTTTGTATTCGTCTGATATTTCAGGGTTTTCAGGCTCTTTATTCCATATAATTTTATAAGCTTCTTTAGGTGTTAAAACTCCAAACTCCCATTGCAACTTACAAATTTCTGTTAATGCTTTGATGTCGGCTTGTAATTCCTCTACCATTGACCAGTCAGGCTCTATTCGGTCACCACCAAAGAAAGGACTTAACCACTCGTTTAAATCATTGTAAATGTCATCTACTTTTGGTTTGATAACATTTTTAATTGCATCCTTACGGGCTTCCTTTTTGTTGGCAAACGTGCTTCCTTCTGTTGAAAAGATAACGGGGTCAAATCCATTTAACCTGCAAAGGGTTTCAAAACTATACTTTGCGTTTTCAATGATTTTCAACTCATCCAGTCCAAGTGCTAACTGAATATAGCTTAACTTCTGCGTGGTGGCTGCAATCTTATTTAATCCGGTTCCTAATCCATACTCATAAATCTTATCCTGAATTAGTGCCGTTTGTTCAGGATCGGGGACATTACTTTCGTTGCTTAGTATTCCCATTATCCCTCGATTACCGATTATGCTTGTCTTGGCTTCGTAGATAGCTTTTAGTTCGTTTGCTACGGTGTTACCTGGTATGTACTTACTCATGCCATAGATGTAAGCCCCTTCCTCAAACTGATAGTTAAAATAACGCTTATGCAATACGGATTCTTTTGGCAGGTTGTATTTATAGCCTCCAATTTCAACCTGATAGCCGTAAACTTCATTCATCCAGTTAGGTTGCCTCTTATCCATCAGTAACACAACCCCGACGGCCTGAGTTGGCAATACAAACAACGAGCTTATCGTTCGCATTCCTTCAGGTGTTATCGAATACAGATACCCGTTACCAAGTAACTCGTAATAGGCTGCAAACTGTTTTATTAATTCATTCCAATTCTGATAGTAATTTGGTTGCTTTACAAGTCTTGCAAGTTCAACGTTCTTTGAGGGTTCGCCGTTGGGTTTGATAATCTTAATCGGTAGGTTGCTGATGATCGTTGCAACGTAGTCAGTAATCTGGAAAATGTCAGGGGTGCTTTCGGCTGTTCTTATAAGCCCTAAGTTTGAGGTGTCGGAGTTGCTTATGAAGCCTGAAAAGCCGTTGGTGTTAACAGGAATGTTATCAGCAAAGAATTTTACAGCTTTTGTCTGTAATGTTTTGAGTTCAGCAACTTCCTTTTTAAGAGTTGCTAACTCTTTTGATTTGAATAATGCCACCCCGTTGTGTTTTAAAACGGGTTAAATTTACAATTACGAAGGTGTGTTTGTCAATAGGTAGGTTGTTTTTTTGTATCTCTGTGTGGCGTAAAGTGATTAAAATTTGACCAGCGGGTTAATTGAAAAGCCTGTATTGGATTTAACAAACTCTGTTTTGAAGTATATTTCAAAGCCGTCTTTCACTTCCCAGGGACGTTGCTTCATTGTAGTCTTGGTTTTACACCAATTCCTGAGCGTGGCAGGTTGTACGCTAACCTTTTTAGCAGCATCGGTATAACTCTGATAAACAAATACCTCCTTTGTTTCGGTGTCAATTATGGTTATCATATCGTAAATTGTACTTGTGAAATCATATAAATGCAGTAACCTCCAGAATCGGTAATATGGTCCAACCCGCTATCCTTGTCAGGTTCGTTATTCTTGTATGCGATCTGTTCTAATGCCTCTGTGTATTCCGGACACTGGAAAGTATTAACGAAGTATCTACGTTCGCCCTTATTGTTTAAAAACCGCAAATTCATAGCGTTTACCCTATCCCTTACAAACGGGTTTTTATTTGCCATCCTTATTGAAAACTTTTCCTTCATCAAAATATCAATATCACTGAATCCGGCTGTATTGCGTGCTTTACCCGCTGCATCAGGATAGATAACTATTGAGTGACCTGAATAACGGCTTTTAATAGCTGTCACCATTGCTGAGGTGTCATAAATCTTTGTAAGTTCACCAACCGCATACGCTATGCCGTTGTCGATCACATGAACAACGGCTGCCATATTCTGAATATTGAAATCCATTCCGATATGAAGTACATCACCGGGTTGCACCTGCCTGTTAGAATGATTATCTTTCCTGTTGAAATTAGAATAAACCCGCCCCGAAGTCAGATTTATGAACTCTCCGTTTAAGTAGGCTTCAAGCTGGGCGGGTGTGTAGGTTTCTTCCAGTGTTTCAATGTAGCCTTTCGGTAAGTATGGATTCTCTTTTGTCTTTACTTTGATGATCTTACGGTTTGGCTTCGGGTCTTTGATAAAATAATTATAAGCGAACCCGAAGCCCTCAGGTGTTCCCACCATGTCAGTAAGGTTAAAACCGTCTTTTGTTATTGCCCTATTCCTGGCTATGATCTTGGCGAAGGATTCTTTCATTTTATCCATTGGGATAACATCTACCTCATCAATACAAGAATAACAAACTTCATAACCGATTATTCTTTGCGGTTCTTCCATTGACCTTAGAATGATCTTTCCAAAGTCAGTTGAATAAACTTTGTCGCTCAGGTTCAAATCGTATTTAATTCCGATCAGGTCCAGGTATTGTTGAAATTTAGGGAAGGCAATATCTTTGATCAGTTGATATGTTGGCAGGTAATAAGCAACTGACATACCAGGATTTTGAAGTTTCTTTGTGATGGTCTTTAGTATTCCTGCTGTTGACTTACCGCTCCCAAAGCCTCCAATGTAAGCCGTATGGGTTACGTTTGATTCGATGAACTCTAATTGAGCTGGCAGTATGTCAATCTTTGCTACCATCCTTTACCACGTTAAATTGAATCGCTGTTATGTTGGGCTTGTCTATTTCAATCTTTGCCTGCGCCTGAACAGGTTTAAAGTATTTCAGAATCGTAACATAAAAATCAACTTTTTGCTCGTCTGTCATTTTACCCACTATCTTAATAACATCCGTTGTTAAATCATTCAATACTAAATCTCTAAATTTCTCCCATTGCTCTGTTTTTTTTGTGATAGTTCCTTTAGGTTTACCGGCTGGGTTGTTTGTATGTCCTTTGCCTACGCCTTTCATTTTGAAAAGTTTTGAATTATTTTGATAATTTCAAAATTTACTTTCCTGTATTCCATTTGGCAAAGTTAGTTATTAATTAGGAATCACTTTCATAATTAATGCTTCAGGTAAATTTATTTCAATCCAAGCCTCTTTACTGTCAAAATTCTTTAATTTGAAATGCCTGTCAGTTATCCATATAACCGTATCGCAGGCATATCTTTCAAAGTAATGGTTATTAATAGAGCTGGAAATTACAACTGTGTAATTCCTTTCAATTACGGTGTTATTTTCTTCATTGTCTTTACATGAAATTAATACAATGAATAATGCTAAAATTTTAATTAATGTTTTCATTTTGTTTAGTTATTAATTTGAAACTTAATATCCTTTAATCTTTTTTCGGGTGCAAAGTATCTTATTAACGCTGCCCGGTCAATTTGCTTTTTGCCATAAAGATTGTAAACTAACGGAAAGGAAGTAACCCACGTCATAAAAGGAACGTCACTTGATACAATAGGAATGCAGCCCATGAACATAGCCTCAACGAGTGTATTTGCTCCGCCTTCTGCTCTTGAAAACTGGCAGTAATTTTTACTCATATTATAAAGCCTTTTCAGTTCATTGATATTGCCTGAGGGTAAAACTTCTACATTTCCAGGAAGGATAATTTTGTCATAAGTATAACCTACAAGCCAAAATATCTTTGTTGGCTCTTTAATTGCCATTCCGATAAATCTATCAATCCCTTTCCGGTGATAACTTTGTAAATCACTGACATAACCAACGGTTAAATAATCAATAGTCCTTTCAATGGGTTCTGGTGTCCAAAAATCAGGGTCAACCGATTGTAAAATAGTGTGAATTTTACTTCCATTTATTCCAAATCCTATCAGGTTATCCCGCAAGTGATCAGCTACGGTGAAAATCTTAGTGCATTTCCGGAGGGCTATTTTTGCCATTGCCCGCCGGATCCGTTTCTTTATTCCTTTGCCGTACCAAAGCCCATATTTTAACTCAGGCAGGTTGTAAGCGTCATGGCCACCAACTATTATAAAGCTCTTTTTATGCCTGAAATTAGCCCATAGAACCGGTAATAAAGCATGGTAATCAGCAAACCAAATGAAGTAATTATCGAAGCCTGTAAATAATAAATCGAGTAACTGATTTACAAAGCCTCTGAATTTAAACATCGTGGCATTGAGTAAAACCCGGTCACGTTCAATGAAAGTTGATTCTTTGATAAAGTGAATACAGTTTTTCATTTGTATTTTATTTCGTAAATCCATGTAAAGTCAAAAAATATCCTTAAAAATGGGCGTATTCCGGTCAGGTAAAACCAGAATGGGCGGGTTATCCTTAATTTCTTTTTGCGTATTATCACAAGTCCTAAAGGCTCAAGAATCCATTTGTTTAACTCTTTCGGAGTGTACTCCCTGAAATGATGTTCGGTCCATAGTAATTTAGGCCGGCCCGGTAAAGATAAAAACAACGTGCCGCATTCTGCCATAGTTCTTTTTAGCTGTGTCGCAAACCATAAAGGATTTTGTAAATGTTCTAAAATCTCAAAACAAAATACAATATCAAATTTAATATCGTTACCTTTAATATCGCAAATTTGATCAAAATTAAAATCACCTTCATCAATCTGATTAATATATGATAAAAATGATTTACTAAGATATTCCATTTTAGCGTTGGGTTTTCCAATGTCGGCCATCGTACCCCGTAGCCCGTGACCTATAAAAGCGACATATTGCCTGAAAAACTTTTCATCTTTAATCCAAATTGTTGACTCTTCACAGTAACCTGGTTTCATAATTTCAAGTGTTAATTTAATCGGTACATACATCAAATAATAAAAAAATTCATTCCAGAAATCAAACTCCACAATCCATTTAGCCGGTATTTCATCATTGTAATGGCTCTTCATGGTCGTAGGTATATTGGTCGCATTCTTTCATGTCCTGTTTTGTTTTCGGGTCTATCCATTCTCCGCCTGCCCTTAGTAACCAAATGGCAGCGAAAACAGGAAGTAAGCAAAATATCACTACCAACCAAAATAAAGCGTTCAATATCCAGATACATTGATAAATCATGGTTCAAATATTTTTAATTGTCTTTGCTCTCTAATTTCATTAATAGCTACTTTTGATAAGTATGATTTTCCTCTTACCATTCTATATAAAGTGGACTTAGATATTTTATATTTCATCTTAATATCTTTCTTTTTAATACCGCAAACGTAATCCAAAAGAATTTCCTTTATAGTTTCAATGTCGAATTTAGTATTATAATTTTCAAGACCCAATTTAATATTTGGCTTTTTTCTGAATTGTCTATATGCTTGTAAGTTATTTTCATGCGATGTACCCCATTTCAAATTAGAAATATGATTATTTTGAGGGTTGTTATCAAGGTGCATTACTATCTTAAAATTATTTGGATTTGGTAAATGTGATAAAGCAACTAATTTATGAGTATGTCTTGTTAGCATTTTCCCTGAATCACTTTTAATTGTGACGTAACATCTACCATCTCTTTTCCTAATTGAGTGTTTTATTTTTCGCAATTCATTTGATAACCGTCTAAATTTATAATATGAATAAATATTACCAAATTCATCTGTTTTGTAATTGCTAAACCCTGGAATAGTTTTTAAATTTTCCATAAAAAATACCATACCCAAAAACAAAGGCAGTCCAGTTGACCAGTATTGATCATTTGGCAGTGTTAATGAGTATGGATTTATGTTTTTCATTTTACTGAACTGCATTACAAAGATAATATATTTTTTAATATACAAATTTATTTTAAAAATAATTTCATTTGAGTATTCGGGAGGGGTACATCAATCCCAAACCAGTCTAAAATAAACTGCCTGCATCTTGTGTGATATTCCTCACGTTCAACGGTTGTTTGTTCTGAGCTGTTTATAAACCTTGCCATTTCGCCCGTCTTTTCGTTGTACTTTTCGTCAAAGTTACAATTTAATTTCAATTCGTTGTGTGCTTGATCCGCTGTAATTTGACGCTGTTGAGTTTCCCAAGCTCCCAATTTATAAAGATAAACAATTACAGCCCAATAGTAGCCTCTTTGCTCTTTGGAGTTATGTTTGTATAGCTTTTCGATTGTGAGCAGAATACGGCTATCTGGAAAGAGTTTTAAAGCATCTTTGAACTTATCCCGGTAACTTATTTTTAAGATACCGTTTTCCACCTTGCCGTAAGTTTCTAATTTCCTCATTGTTTTCAATTTTGCTAACTCCCGATAAAATCCATTAAAAAAACGGATTTTATCTCTCAGTTATACGCAATTAGTCCCTGCGATGCAAAAAACATTCCTGAGTTTCTAATTGACATATATTGGGGATAAATGATACTTCTCTGCTAAGTTTTGAGCAAGTTCCAAAATTGATACTTGCTGCTGACTTATCAAATTGGAATTTCATATTTTCGGCTTTGGTTAAAAGCCTATCCCAGTTTTCTAAATCATACCATCTATCTTTATACTCATTTGCTTTTTTAATGAGTTTGTTTTTTATGGTTGTAAAATAATCAAACTGCATTTTTTGTTGAAATTCAAGTGATTGTTTAAATTTTTCTTGATTTCTAACCATGTGCTTACAGTCATTACAATTGCAGTCTATTTTTTGTCTTTCTATAATTGATTCCATAATTTAAAATATAAAAGCGTATAACACCGTGTATAAGCAATGGCACGGATAGTTTAGTGCTAATTTGAAAGTGTGTACAAGTGCCACTGCTCATACACGAAACGTTAGCAAATTTCCCAAATATATTCAGGCCGCCCATAAATACCTATTCTCTTTTC